GTTACATCATGCTGAAGGACGAGCTTGGTGTTCTTAGACATCTTGATTGAATCCTTCTCGAACATTGTCCGACCTGCTGAGGTATTACCTTCAGCATTCCAGGACACGATGCGTCCAGCGATGATGCGTGACTCTGCATCTGCAGCCGTGATGGCTACTGGCATTGTTATCTTCATGCGTTTTCTCCTTCGTTATGAATTAAATCTTCTTCTTCTTGAATCTGCTCAACGCTCATCGCGCCAATGCGGTTAAGAATCTCATAAACCTGTGCGCGTTGTAGTGCATCAGTACGAAGGAACTCGTCTAATGAGAAACGGATCGTTGAGGTTTGAGAAATGAAGTCCGGCATGCTAAGTCTTTGCTCGATGGCAGTAAGGATTGGCTTCATTGAGAAATCGATAAGCGAACGACGCTCTGAGACTGCGTTCGAATAGGTCATGCTAGTCATCTCAGCGCTTACGAAGTATGCAGGAAGGTTGCAAGCGCGAGCCAATTCCAGAGCAACGTATTGGCGTGCCTCATTGAGTTGTAACTTAGCTGGATCGATGCCCAACGCTTGCAATTCTACATCCGCGTTAAGGAACGCAGTAGACTTAGTAAGTCGAGCGGTACGCCATGATTCTAGAAGTTTAGAAATGCGTTCTGCTGGAAGATTAGTGCCGTTTGATTTGAGAACTTGCAAAGGTACTGGCTCTTTAGCAAAAGTTTCTGCGGCTTGCTCGAGCGCATGAGCTGCGCGAATTGTGCGACCTGCTCGGTTTAGAAGTCCCTCGTCCATTCCGTAAAATACGACTAGCGAACCAACGCCTTGATTAGGAACGACTGAACCATCGACTTGATAGCCAACGATTTCTGTCTGAAGATGATTAAGTTTAGGAGTTACGCGATCAGGTGCTACTCGAGTCCATGAACGAACTCTGCCCGTATCGCCATACTGCTCGAGGACTTGGCCATACCCAATTCCGTGAAACAGGAGGTCTTCCGCGAGCCAGGCATAAATTGCAGAGCCCGGAACGCGTGGGTCTGGTTGATTGATGACGGCTGGAGTTGGTTGATGTCCGCCGTTAAGTTTTGAGTATTGCTCGAGTGGCAACCCTGCGAGTGTTGTGCAGATAATGTTGCGTGCGCGAGCGATAGTTGGGACGGCCATCGCCTGCTGGCGAGATGCAACTGATTGGGTGAATACGAAAGGGTTAAATGAGCCAGTGTTATTAAACGGCGCTGGAGTTGAAGCCGCATCGACTGTAACTTCTACAGAAGGCTTTGATGTAAAGATGTCCCTGATTCCCATTGGACATATTATACACGAACTGTCTACATTCTAGACATTATCCGATCTGAATGTCTACTTCAGATTCTGCTCGTGTTGCAAAGTGCGTAACCATCGCCGAAGCAACCGCACCGCAGACTATTCCAGATGCTTTACGTCCCATGACCCAACCGCCATCGCCTCGAGTTAATTTAACTGCGCTCAGAACTTGCTTAGTCAATTCTTCCTGATCCCCGTGCGCGAGACGAAGGCTACTGACCGCTGAAACGAATTCGTCGCAGCTCTGTTGATATTCCTGACCTGTAATTTCGTGAACTGGAATACCGGCAGGCGATAATCGAGCGGCAACGGCTGAGGCAGTCGATTTGGAATAGGCAACGGCATTGACTGGGAATTTACGAACCCAATAAGCAATATCGTTAGCCATTTCTTTATCATCGAGGTTTACTGGGTTAAACCAAGTATGGAGAAGACTGACCATGAACCTATCGCCGCCGATTCTTTGTCCGGCAACTAGCGAACCGTGTTTTCTATCTGGGCTGAGATCGATGGCCATCCAAGTATCGGCTTCGACGTCGAGCTGAGGCAGGTTATCGACTTTACATTTCTTCCATTCGGCCTCTGAGATAACTGGGTTAATCATCGAGACGAATTGGCAAAGAATTTCGGTGCGAAAGATATCCTCACGATCCGAAAGGCTATCCTTGATGTTGTCCTCATGGACTGTGTGGCCTAAAGATGGATTGCTTTGATACCAGGCTTCTTTGTCGGTTATCTCGGCTCCTGGCTCAGCGCTCCACTCGAACCATCCGATCGAATCATCGGCTCCTTCACTAGCTGCTAAACCTCGTTCCCTAAATTTATGCAGTAGGACTGAATTAGCGTGGCCAGCATTGGAATAAACGTAAGCCTGCGGATTGGGATTACTCATCTGGGTAAATCGCATCGATGACCAGACATCCTCAGTATCGAACTCTCGTAATTCGTCAATATGGATTACATCTGGAGCGGCAATACCTCGAGCGGCTGAATTACCGGCACGGATCAGATATCGGGCTTTGTTCTTAAAGCGAATCTCTTGCGATCCTTTAGATTCATACTTCTTAGCAAAGTTATCCATAAGCATCTGAGAATTGTCGATGATCTCGCTAACCTTAAAAAAGATTTCGCTTGATGTCGTTAGCTTGTGAGCCGTTGCAAGGTGCATCTTCTCGCCCAGCACATAGATTCCGAATAAGATTCTAAGCGCCATAAAGGTCGATTTTCCTTGTTGTCTCGGAAGCATGATGCCTATTAGGGGATGAGCCCAGCGACCATCAGCCTTGTAGCGTAAACATTCTCTGGCCAAATCCGCCTGCCAAGGTAGCAACGGGAATCCAATATCTATGCAGAACTGGATCATCTCATCGCCTCTGGTAGGCAGATCGAGTGGTTTTGAGCGGATTCTAGGAGTTTGGGAGCCGTAACGGACTTCTACTACCCCTTCCCTGCCCTCTAAGAGCCCTTCTGAGCCCTTTTCGGCCGTCATGACTAGTCTGCGTCCGATTCAAGCCGATAGTGGCTTATTGAGGCGTTTTCGGGGTAAAAAGAACCATGAAGGGTCGGGGGTGTCTTATGACTGTCAAAAAACCTACCCCCCTTAGATGAATTGCATGATCCGCATAATACTTGAAGGTTGCTCATTGAATCGCTACCTCCTAAGACTCTTGGGATTATATGATCGACAGTCAGTCGCTCTTCAGTGCCGCACATCTGGCAACATCCATCACGATTAATAACTGATTGCCTTAGCTTACGCCATGCAGTAGTGCTACCGGACTTCTTTAACTTACTCACTGCCAACCCTTACTTCTGAGGTGGTTGAGTGCCTTGCAATAGTTAGCATCCTGAGTCTTATGATCTGTAATGCCGTATCGATGTACGACGTAGTACCAGTACTTCCAAAACTGCCTCTTATGATCAGCATGCTTAAGGCTTTCTAGCTTCATCTGGTATAGCCCATAGGCTTGCTTAGTACCGCCTATATTGCCTACTGCTCTTAAGTTCCATCTACTCTCACGATATACAATCTCGTTATGACATAGATACTGTTCTTTAGTCAATGTGATTCTAGCTAATGATTTAACTTCTTTGATGACTAGGTCATTCGCCCTTGCATCTAGTGGCGTAGCCATAGATAGAGATATCCCAATAGCGAGTGCTACCCCCCGAGCGACGCGGTGGCGGCTCGGAGTGAGCCCCTGATGGGCTCTAGCCCTGAGAGTACCAGACGTGTCAAGGTTATTAGTAAAAGTCCTGTTCAGGACGGCGAGTCGCTTCATCGGTTGTCCGTACTGTAGAACCCTGATCCCTTGAAACTGACTCCTACTGATGAGTAAACCTTGTGCATTGGTGAGTGACAGAATGGGCATTCCAAGTCATGAGGCTCATTGATCGATAGCCATTCCTCGATCCTGGCATTACTTTCACAATTCTCGTTATCGCACTCGAACTCATAGGTAGGCATTATTCGCCTACTTCTGGGTGCATTGACTCAATATGGCTTAGCATCATCTTGCTAATCTCGATCTGGTCTAGGAAACTCGACGCAGCTTTAAGCGAGTAACCGCATAGGCATGTGTGCATTATTTCTGGCATGTCCGGCATGGCACATCCTTAAATATCCATGATCCACATTGTGTGCATCTTTCAGGTTCAAGTGTACCAATATCGCCCTTAAAATCACCGTAACCTGCTTTAAGCAATAGATCGACCAGATCACCTAACCGCATAAACGCAAGGTAGTCCTGTGGACTCTTCTCCCCTTGACCATTTAGACGACACGTAACGATAGGCAAATCACCAGTTTTCTTTGCCCGTTTCGTGACCTGATCGATCCACGCTTTTGGCTGGAACGCCGATCTAGCCTTCACTTCCATATCGTAGGGGACATGGGTGATATCTTTTCCAGCCCCTCGACCGATATCTGCATGTGGCCACCAAGTCGATAGGTACTCGGCGACCACACGTTCGGTCGAGAATCCTCGGTATTTACGGCTTTGTGAGGCCATTGACCGCGTGACACTTAGAACATGACCAGCTCTTATT